ACGAGATTCCTCTACGTCTCGTGGGCTCGGAGATGTGTATAAGAGACAGGTTAAGGAGTCGCTGCTGGAGCAGTTGAGATTACAGGGAAAAACAGCGGATTTTTACGGAGATCTGGTAGAAGATTATATGCATTACTGGAAGTTGAAAAAGGATCTGATCCAGGATATCAAAAAGCGTGGAATCCGTTATGAAGCCATGAATGGGAACGGAATTATGGTGGAAAAAACAAATGAATCTGTGCAAAATCTGCAGAAAACCACGGCGATTATGTTAAAAATTTTGAGTGATCTTGGTCTGAGAGACCAGATCTCGAATGAGTCCGAGGCAGATGGTTACCTGTAAAGAAATTGACGACTATCTTGCCTACGCGAAAGCCCATCCGGAATGGATCAACAAAGAAAGACAGCTGCTGATCAAGAACATCGTACTCCAAACGTTGAAGAGAGACGATGTTTTTTTTGACGAAGAAACCTACAGAAAATGTCTGCAGTATTGCGAGAATAATTATTATCCGCTTTTTCCGTATCAGAAATTTATCTATGCGTTCGCATTTATGTACGTGAGCGATATGCCGCTATTTCAAAAATTCATCGTGATGATGGGCAGAGGAAATGGGAAGGATGGATTTATCGTACCATTGGCGAATTTTTTTCAAACTCCATTGTATGGCGTTGAAAATTATCATGTGGAAATCGTGGCGAACTCGGAAGATCAGGCGAACGAAACTTTCAAGGTTGCTTACAACGTATGCAAAAAGAAAAAGTTCAAGGGAAAATTCAGCGTCACAAAAGAGCTGATCACGAATCTCAAGACCGGATCGGAGTTGAAATACAACACGAGCCGGGCAGAGACAAAAGATGGAAAACGGCCTGGATGCCTGATTTTGAATGAGATACACGCCTACGAGAATTACGAGCAGATCAATGTGTTCGAAAGCGCACTTGGAAAAGTAAAGCATCCGCGGGAATTTATCATCACCACAAACGGATATGTAAGGGATGGCCCGCTGGATGAAATTCTGACGATGATAGAAGAGATTCTGAGGACGGGTGAAAATCCGCTCGGATATTTTCCGTTCGTCTGCAAGCTGGATGCGAAAGAAGAAAAAGATCTTCCGGAAGCCTGGCACAAGGCCAATCCGTCGCTGGAATATATGCCAATTTTGGAAACGCAGATCATGAAAGATTATCTGGAAGCACAGAAACTTCCGAGCAAACTTCCGGAGTTGATGACCAAACGGTTCAATCTGCCGGCGCGGAATGAAGAAGAAACCGTAACATCATGGAACAACATTCTACGGTGCTGTTATGACGATATCGAACGGAAAACACCGAGAAAAACAGCGGACACGAAAGGCAAACTTGCGATTCTGGCGTTGGACTATGCCGACATTCGAGATTTTGCATCGGCCGGAGTGCTGACGCAGGACGGAGAGGAGTTCATCTGGCGGCAGCACACATGGATCTGCAAAGATTCACCGTTTTTGGAAAAAATCAAATTTCCGCTGAACAATTTTGGACAGCCGGAATTTGAGGACTTCGAGGTGGTGGATGGCCCGACAATTCCAATTGATGCCATCATTCGGTGGTGCGTTGAGAGGATGAACGAATATGTCGTGCAGAAAATCACGATGGATACTTACCGCTACCAGATGTTCAAAACAAAATTCGAGGAGGCGGGAATATCAATCGAAAGCAAACAGAATCCGGCGGGGCTGGTAAGGCTGGTACGAAGAATTGGATCGGCGTGTGCCATCATTGCTCCGGAAATTGAAAGACTGTTTGCGGAAGGAAAAATAAATTATGGTCCATCATCCATCATGCGATGGTACACGAACAATACGAAAGTGAGCACGGACAAATACGGAAACAAGATGTACGGAAAAATAGAACCGAAGTTAAGAAAAAACGATGGATTTATGGCTTTCGTGGCGGCGATGTTTTCGAAGGATGAGATAAAGGAGACGGTTATCTATGTTTGATTGGCTTTTCAAAAGAGCAGAAAAAGAAGAGTCTCTGCTCGAAATCATAACATCGACCACACAGCAGCTGCAGTTGTATGAGTTCGCAAAAGAGAAAGCAATTGGCATGATTGCGGATGCGATTGCAAAATCGGAAATTGTAGTCCAGAGGAAAGACAAAAAAGGAACAAGACGGGCAAAAGATGACGTCTATTGGCGGCTGAATGTGCGACCGAATGCCAATGAAACCGGAACGGATTTCTGGCGTGCGGCGATCCACAAACTGCTGACGAAAAAAGAAGCGTTAATCTGCAGAGTGGGTGAGCAATACTTTCTTGCGGATTCCTGGACACTGAATGACAGTGTAATCTTACCGCAGATCTACAGCGATATCACGATCAGCTGCAACGGAAGAACGATGACGCTGGACATGTACCTGACGGCGGATCAGGTGCTGCACTTGCGGCTGCGAAATGACCGGCTCAGTGCACACCTTGGGAATATTGCGAAAAAGTACAATAAGCTGGCGAACGCGGTCTGCACGATGCAGACGTATGTTAATACGCCGAAATTCAAGCTCCATTTTGACGCAACAAATTCCATCATTGCGACAAAAGATGAGAATGGAAACGTGAAAACGCTGACAAAAGATCAATACAAAGAGAAGCTGCAGGAGACGTTGCTGAGTGATGAACCGTCAACTATCATCACGAGCGCCGGAATTGATATCAACCAGATTGAAATTAAGGCCGGAGGGGCAAGTGAGGACGTTGTAAAGTTTGCGAAAGAAATTTTTAAGGACACCGCAATGGCATTTAACATCCCAATGGCGGTATTCCTGGGAGAAATCACAGAAAAAGCGGACAGCACAAACGAGTTCATCACCTACGCAGTTTCACCGATTGCCGAAATTCTGAACGATTCATTCAACGCAAAACTTGTCGGAAAAGAAAGTTATGAAAAAGACGAGAAAATTTGGGTGGATCTGTCAAGATTCAAGCACCGCGACCTGATCGAGTGCGCAACCGGCATGAGTACCCTGCGGAGCATCGGCTTCAACCTGGATGAGCTGCGGGAATCCATCGGCTGGGAAGCACTGAATACAGAATTCAGCCGAAGCCGTATGGTGACAAAGAACTATACCGCGGACGAAAGCGCGGTCACGGGAAACACAGAATAAATCTCCCAGCTGATGGGTGAAACAGCAAATAACAAGGGAAGGAGAAAGCCATGAAAAGAAAAGAGATGCATTACTGCCAGCAGGTGGATGGCAACGTGCACAAGATCTTTCTGTATGACGATATCTCGAAATATGGAGAGTGGAACTGGGAAACCTGGGACTATGACGAGTCGGAGACATCCGCGGCACATTTCCAGAAGCTCCTGGAAGCGGTGCCGGATGGGGAAGAAATTGAACTGCATATTAATTCCTACGGCGGATCGGTTTCGGAAGGAACGGCCATCTACAACCTGCTGCAGGAGAGCAAGGCACACAAAGTGGGAATCGTGGACGGCGTATGCCATTCAATCGCGTTTACAATTCTGCAGGGGTGCGATGAGCGAATCATGGGGTACGGCACAAGCGCGATTATCCACAACATGTGGGCCAGCGTCACAGGAAATGCAAAACAGCTCCGGGAAGAGGCGGACAAGCTGGACGTGTGTATGGAATCCTGTGTGCAGCTGATGATGCGCCGTGCGACCATCGATGAGGCAGAACTGAGAGCCATGATGGATGCAGAGACCGTGCTCACACCGCAGAAAGCCCTGGAATGCGGATTAATTGATAAAATCGGCGTGGAGCAGAAGGAGGAGCCGCGGACAGAACAGCTTCTCGCAGAAAATGAACAGCTGATCAAACAGCTGAACAATCGCACATTCCTGGATGCGGAGGTTAAAAAGTTCATGCGGGCCGTTGCGCCGGCGCAAAAACAGAAAAGCGGATTTGACGCTTTCTTTCAGAAAGGAGAAAAAAATGAACATCGATAAAATCACAGAGGCAGAGCTGAAACAGAAAGTAATGAAGATGATGGAAGATGCAGACGATAAGGTAGAGGCGATCTATCAGGCTGCAGCTATGATCGTGGAGGAGAAAAACAAAGAACTCATCAATCAGCTGGTGGAGCAGAACGCCCGCGCGGCTCACGATGAGGAATACAGAAAACGCCTGAACCTTCACAATCTGTCAGACAAGGAAAAACAGTTCTACGAGGGGCTGAAAGATGTGAAACAGGCAATCACTGCAAAGCAGATCGACATTATTCCGGATGAAATCATCGACAGAACGCTGGATGATGTGAAAAAGGCAAGTAAAATTCTGAGCCTGGTAAAATTTGCCCCGGCAAATGTGAAGAAATGGCTGGTTGGTGAACATTCCGGGACTGCAGTATGGGGGGACTTAACAGATGCCATCAAAGGAGAGCTGAACGCAAGTTTTGAAACTCTTGACCTGGAAGTGAAAAAACTGACAGTATATCTTGTGATTCCGAAAGCAATTCGGGATCTTGCGCTGCCATTTGTGGACAAATATTTTACGGCAATTCTTGCGGAGGCAATGCAGGACGGCCTGGTAAAAGGATATCTGGATGGAAACGGAAAAACGGGTCCTGTAGGAATCATGAATAAGATCGCGAGCTTCAAAACGGACGGAACCGCGCAGGCGAAAACGGTAATGAACACGGTAACCAAATTCAGCCCGAAAGGACTTGCTCCAGTAAGAAAGACACTGAGCAAAGACGGAGAGAGAGAAATCGGAACGCTGTATTTACTGTGCAATCCGAGCGATGAGGCGGAATATGTGGACCCGGCGCTGTATGGAGAAAGTCTCACGGGAGGATACAGAAACACCTCGTTTATGAGCCTCGAAAAGATTCCGGATGCGAATGTACCGAAAGGAAAAGGCATTTTTACCATGGCAGGTGTCTACACGATGGGAGCATCTGGCGTGGAGCTGAACACTTATGACCAGACAAAAGCAATGGATGATGCAGACGTTATCGTCGGAAAATGCTATGCGAACGGACGCGCGGTGGATGATGAATGCGCAGTAGTTTTCGATATCACGAAACTGGAAGAGTACGTGCTGCCGGTCCAGCAGGTAACCGTTCCGCAGACAATCACGCAGGCGGAAGAGCCAACAGGAAAATAAGGAGGTAAGGCGGAATGCTGGAAGAAATGATCGAGGAAGTGCGGCAGGAATTTCAGATTCCGCCGTATTTCCCGGATGAGTCGCTGCTGCGGTACCTGAAAGAAGGAAAACACCGTCTTGATACACTCAATCCGGGAAGAAGCCTGGAAACAGATGATACGTTTCGAAGTCTGCTGAAAAATTACGTGTACTACGCGTACAACCACAAAACATACGAATGGGAGCAGAATTACGCTGCGATTATCTTATCCTGGCAGCTGGAAAGCGAGGTGCCGACATGAGCCTGCCGGTGTACACAAGCGGTTGTTTTGAACTCTATAGAATCAAAACAGACGAAACCAAAGACTTTCCGGAGGATATTCTGGAAAATCAGCACATGACGATCTGGTACAACGAGATCTCTGTGTATGACCATACCAGATACGCACTGAGTCAGAGCGGACGGGAAATCACAATGAAAATTCGGATTCCGCAGTACAAGAAAATTGACAGTGACTGTGTGTGTATCATTGAGGGAACACAGCACAGAGTCTATAACGCCGCACACATCATCAACAAGGACGGATTCCCGGAAACGGAGCTCACACTGGTGCGACCAGATCGAACGATTGAGGTGATTGCATGAAAAAACAGGAATTAAGCGATTTGCTCCACTCGCTCCAGATCCCGGTCAATGAGGGAATCGCAAGCCAGGAAAATACAAACAAATACCCGCGTGTGGTCTATTGGGACTATATCTGGGAGGATATTCTGGCATCTGGAGAAGAGTACGAAAATGTGGAAACATACCAGATTAGCTTCTATTCTCGTACGCCGCGGAATGAAAAACTGATGGAACTGAGAGAAAAACTCAGAAAAGTCGGGCTCCATCCTACCATCTATCACGAGTACGTGCAGGAAGATAAGGTCTTTCATTCTTATTTTTCCGTTGAGGTAACAGTATGAATGAGGACGATTTCTATTCTGCAGGCATGAACGAATTTCAGAAGATAATTCAGGAATATCAGGAGAAATTCGAACAGAGCAGAATTGAAGCAGCCATGATGGATGGCGCGGAGCAGCTGGCCAGAGATGTGCGGGCATTGCCAAAACCGAGATCACAGATTCAGGAATCTGGATACACCCATCTGCTGGACACCGTTTCGGCCAGAAAAGGAAAAAACGGAGAAATTGAAGTGGGATGGGGAAAATATTACGGTCCAATGGTAGAAGCTGGAACACGAAAAATGAATGCACAGCCGCATCTGCGCGGATTGTTCAAAAAAGATTCAAATAAATATTATAACCTGATACTGCAGAGATTGTTCAGGTAGAAAGGAAAAAAATATGTCAATCAAAACGAGAAAACCACCGCTGAAAGAAACAGTGGGAGCACAGTATGTGTGTTTCAATACGCCGGACGAAAATGGACAGTGGACAGAAACGTTTGAGGAAAGCGTGGAGAAAACCGAAGTTGTAAAAAGCGTAAAAGTAACAGAGAACACAGGGACAACGGATGTATATGCTTCCGGGAAAATCTACGATACAGACACCCGCCAGCCATCAACGAACATCGAAGTCGAGGTAGTGGCGTTCCCGGCAGATACGCTTGCAAAAGCGAGAGGGGATGAGGTGACGAAAAACGGCCTCATTCTGTCCGGAGGAAAGAGCATTCGTCCGTTTTTTGCGTATGGAAAAGTGGTCAAAAACAAGGACGGCTCAGAGAGATATGATTGGTATCCGAAATGTAAGCTCGCAGCAAACACAGATGATGCGGCAACAGGTGAGGAAACGTTTTCCGTGCAGACAGATACAGTAACGATCGTTGCGTACCAATTCGACGCAAAAGAAAATATTAAAGTATCGCTGGATTCCAGCATGAAAGCATTCCCGGAGGGGCTGACAGAAGAAAAGTTCTTCTCGAAACCAATCCTCAAGGACGACGATCTGACAACGGCAGTAGCCGGATAAGGAGAAACATGAAAGATTATATTGTAGATTTGACGGACGGCACCCGGCTGCCCGTCAATGTTAATTTTGGCACACTCTATTATCTGCAGAAAATGCCGAAATTTTACAAGCTGGCCAAAAAGAAGCAGGAAAAACTGACAGATCCGGAAAAAATGGATCTTGCGGCCGCGTCCGTGTACGCAATCCTGCGAAGCAACGGAAAAACGGTGACGTTTGACGAGGCGCTGCAGCTGGTGCCGATGGACGATGAACAGATCCGCGTGCTGCTGGAGGGATTTTCGGCCAGATGTGACGAGTATGCTAAAAAAAAACGAGCACGCCAGCAGATGGCGAAGGGCTTGACGTAGACTGGGCGGAATACCGGATCTGCGCCGCGGAGATGGGGATGAGCGAGGAAGAATTTTTTAATTGCGACCCCATCTTTTTTAACGAAATGTATGAAAAATTTTGGGAGAGAAAGAAAGTAGGTGAGCTGTATGGCGGATGATATGAAGCGGGTCGGTTTATCGTTCAAAACGGACGGTACGGTAGATTTTCAGAAAAGCCTGAAACAGATTTCGGAAGCCGTACAGGGTAACCGGGAAGAGTTTAAACGTGCGAGAATCGCCTGGGATGACAGCACAACGGCCATGGAGAAACTGACCGACAGACAGAAATACCTGCAGAAACAGACCGAAACATATAACGAAAAAGTGGAGGTCCTGAGAAGAGAGCTTTCTGAACTGGAGGGAGCAGAGAACAAAAACGAGAAAGCGATCTCCCAGAAGAAAAAACAACTTTCCCAGGCAGAGACAACACTTGCCCAGTACCAGAAAGGCCTGAAAGAAGTAAACCAGGAAATCAAGAGCGGCTCCGCGGTTTTGGAAGAGAACATGAAAAAACTGGATGACTCCATCAGCACGCTGGATGCGTCCGCAAAAAAGAATGAATCCTCATTCAAGCTGATGAAGAGCCAGTGGGACAAAAACACCTCATCTGCGAAAAAATTAAAAGATGAGCAGAAGTATCTGACGGAGCAGGGCGAGACGTACCAGAAAAAAGTCGGTCTCGTAAAAGAAGAACTGAAACTGTTGGAAAATGCCGAGGGCGACAACAAAAAGGCGATCGAGGAAAAGAAAGCCGCGCTGAATGAGGCGGAAGCGTCGCTAAATGAATACAAGAGCCGTCTGAAAGAAGTAAACGAGCAGCTGAAATTCGGAAAAGCATCAATTGAGGAATATACAGAAAAAGTCCAGAAAGCAGGGGAAAAGGTCAAGGACGAGGGAAGCGGAATGACGAAAAAGGTGACCGTTCCGATTCTTGCGGCCGGAGCGGCGTCTTCCAAAATGGCTATGGATTTTGAGGATTCGATGGCAAAAGTTTCGACGATTGCTGACGCAACGGAAGTCCCAATGGACGAAATGCAAAAGGCGATCTTGGATCTTTCCAATCAGACAGGAATCTCATCGGAAGAAATTGCACAGAATGTCTATGATTCTATTTCAGCAGGACAGAAAACAGGCGATGCAGTCAATTTCGTTTCGAATTCAACAAAATTGGCAAAAGCAGGCTTCGCGGATGCGGGAGCGGCGCTGGATGTGCTTACAACCATCATGAATGCGTATAGATTGAAAGCATCTGAAGTAACGAATGTTTCGGACATGCTGATCCAAACACAGAATTTGGGAAAAACGACGGTTGCTGATCTTGCATCATCAATGGGAAAAGTAATTCCGACAGCAAACGCCTACGGAGTAAGCCTGGACGAGCTGTGCGCGGGATATGCCATCATGACAGCGAACGGAGTTGCAACGGCAGAAAGCACAACCTATATGAACGGTATGCTGAATGAGCTCGGAAAATCAGGAACGACCGTATCGGAAACCCTGAAAGAAAAGACGGGAAAGACGTTTAAGGAATTGATGGACAGCGGCATGTCATTATCTGATGTCCTGAAAATAATCAGCGATGCGGCGACGGAAAACAACAAATCGTTTGGCGATATGTGGAGCAGTTCGGAGGCCGGAAAAGCAGGTATGATCCTGCTGGGAGACAGCGCTGAGAATTTTAATGGCGTTTTGGAACAGATGCAGAATAGTGCAGGCGCGACAAATACGGCATTTGAAAAACTGGACACAAACTCCACAAAGATTAAAAAGGCGACGAATGAGCTGAAAAACGATGCTATCGACCTTGGAACAACACTGATGGAGGAAATCGCACCGATTATCGAAAATATTGCGGAAAAGATTTCGCAATTTACAGAATGGTTTAACGGATTGTCGGAATCGGAAAAACAGATGATTATACAGATTGGCCTGATCGTGGCTGCTATTGGTCCGTTGCTTATTGTGCTTGGAACAGTGGTGAGTAGCGGGGCAAAAATAATCGGAGGTATTCCGGTCATAGCAAAAGGCTTATCGGGTCTATTTGGCATCATCGCGGCGAATCCGGTCCTCGCAATTATAACGGCAATTGTGATTGCTGTTTTTACACTCTGGACAACCTGCGACGAATTCCGGGAAGGGGTACTCGAAGGGATTGATATTTTAAAAACGGTACTGACCGCCGGTTATGATTTCTGCGTGGAGCTGGGCGAAGAGAAGCTCGGCCGGATCCAGGATGCCTACGAAAAACACGGAGGCGGAATCACCGGAATCTTGGCCGCGAGCTGGCAGACATGGAAGGAAATATGGTCCACGGGATTTGATGTGATCGACAAGCTGACAGGCGGCAAGCTCACAGGAGTCAAAAATAAATTCTGGAGCAAATTTGAAGAAATCAAAAATGTGGTAAAAAATGCATTGGACACAGCGAAACGATTCCTTGCCGGCGATTGGCCAACACCAAAAATCAAAACACCACATTTCCAGATCTCGCCGCCGGGTTGGACAATCAGTGATCTGATCAAAGGCAGCATCCCGAAATTAAGCATCAACTGGCGTGCGAAAGGCGTGATCCTGAACCGGCCAACAGTGGTTAATCAGTCCGGAAGCACGATCGACGTAGCGGGCGAGGCAGGACCGGAAGCCGTAACGCCGATTGAGACGCTGAAAAAGTACGTCCGCGAAGAAGTACGGGCCAACAATGCAGACCTGATAAAAGCACTTGCCGAGGTCCTGGGAGATCTTGGATTGACGATGGAAAACGTGATTAATCTTGGAGACGAAAGAATCTACCAGAAAGTCGTGAAATTAACCATCAAAGAGCTGAACAGACAGCAGATAAGTAAGCCTGTCTGGAAAGGAGGCTTTGCATGATTGACGATTACGAAGTTATTTTTGCAGGGGTCAGTTCCGCCGACCTCTGCATTTTTGCAGTCAACAGGCCGAACATCCCTGCAGCAGAACGGGACATCGAAACTCTGGAAGTGCCGGGAGTAGATGGGGCTTATCATATCGACAATGGCCGCTACAAGGAGATGACAATCTCGATCGAGATGAACTATATCGGCCCGGAGTCAAAATGGCACGAAAAATGGCGGGAAATCAAACGATGGGCACAGGAGAAAAATGCAGAACTGATCCTGAATGATGACCCTATTTTTTCGTACCGTGCCTATTATGCAGTATTAAGCGAAAACAGCAGGGAAAGCCTGCGGGTGGGAAAATTCACAATCACATTTTACTGCTCCCCGTATCTGCACGTCCGCGGAAGCGATGAATATGAAAAGCCATATCCAATGCCGGTATACTGGGGTCACAAAGTAGGCGGCGGAGGATACGTGCTGACAGAAAACGGCCAGAAAGTAGCCACAAAAAGAAGATTTTTTACATTGATGAATGATTATGATATTGCGTGCCCAAAAATCAAAATTGAGGGTCACGGAGAGTGCTGGGGACGAATCAACGGAAATGAGCTGCTTGCACAGGTCAACGGAACGTTGATCATCGATACGGAAAAAGAAATCACAGTGAATGGCCAGGGACGAAATGCGAGCAACAAAATCAAAGGAAATTACGAAGATTTCTATTTGAATCCGGGGGAAAACGTTATTCTGTTTGATTCTGCGTTTGAAGTTTCGGTTGCACCGCGCTGGAGGACAAGATGATACAGGTTTATAAGCCAGAAAACAAAAATTATGAAAATAACGGCGACTGCGTATTACACCCAACGAAATGCGAGCTGACTATGCAACTTAGCGGTGAATGGACTATGGATATTGAGTGCGCAGCGGACTCACTATATATTGAGTGCCTGAAAGCCGGATCCGTTATCACGGCGCCAACTCCATACGGAGAAGAAGAACAATTCCGAGTGTATGACGCGGAAAAGGAGATGGGTGGACTTGCCGCAAAGGCACGGCCCATTTTTTTTGACGCATCAAGAGAAACACATCTAAAGGATGTGCGACCGACACAGTGCACAGGTACGGAGGCGGCAGAAAAACTAAGCGTTGGAAAATATCATGTTACTTCGGATATTACGGATATCAACACGGCGTATTATGTCCGCAAAAACTTGATCGAGGCACTGCTTTCGGATGATGAAAACAGTTTCATCAACCGGTGGGGTGGAGAACCAATTTTTCAAAATTATATGTGCCAAATGAGAAAAAGAGCCGGAGGAGACTATGGAACAGAAGTGCGGCTCGGATTCAATATGGCATCCGTCAAAGCGAAGGTAAACATGGATAACGTGGTTACAAGAATTATTCCGGAAAGCTATAATGGCCACACACTGCCAGATGATAGCTACTACGTAGACAGCGCGAATATTGGAAAATATCCAATCGCCTACACGAAAGTTGTGCAGTACGAAGACGTGAAGATGCAGGCAGACTGCGGAAACAACGAAACGGGATGCGCAACGCTAGAAGAGCTGCACAAAAAATTGAGGGAAAAGGCAAAAGCGGACTTTGAGGCAGGGTGCGACCTGCCGGAAATCACGTATGAAGTGGATCTTATCAACATCGAGAACACAATTGAGTACGCAGATGTGGAGAAACTTGTGAAAATCGGCCTCGGAGATTACGTGAAAGTGGAGAACAAAGATCTGCAGATATCAACAAGGGAACGTGCTGTGAGCGTGGTGTGGGACTGTATCATGAAAAGAAATACAACCGTCACGCTCGGATCCGCGGAGAACGATTATCTGGATCGGATCAGTGCGGCAATGAAAATGGCAGAGCTGGCGCTGAACAAAGACGGAACCGTAAAAGGCGATCAGGTAACCGGAATGATTAACCTGATGAAAACAAGACTGAAAGCAACTGCAGAGAATGCGGAAAAACAGGCGGCAAAAGCAATCCTTTTCGAAGAATTGGACAAGAACAGCGACCTGTACGGAGCGATGGCACTCGGCACAACGGGATTTTTGATCGCATCCGAAAGAACGCCGGACGGCAGAGATTGGGACTGGAAAACATTTGGGACGGGTCAGGGATTTCTAGCAGATTATCTCATTGCAGGGGTGCTGCTGTCGCAAAATTATAAAGATGGAGAACAAGGATTTAAGCTGGATCTGAACAGCGGAAAAATTTTTGCGTCACTGTTGGAAATCTTTGGAAAAGAAGCAGGGAAACCATGCTCGGTTGCTTTGGAGAATGGAAGAATTTTGGTAAAAGAATCCAGCGGAAAGTCAGTTATCCAGATATCACCACTCCAAAATGTGGATATTGTGACAGGAAAAAGCACATGGTCGGGAATGATCGGAAAAGGGAATACCTTCATCGAAGTAAATCCGCAAGATGATTATATCAGGTTCCGAGCAGGGGCTATCTATGAGGGGTATTCCGGATCAGCGGGATTGAGCGGAAAACTCGTGTACTCGGACGAGAGTTATCTGGTTGTCCGAAACGGAAGAATCACAGGAGGAAGGATCAAGAAATCAGATGGAACGTGGGAGGAGTTAAAAAATGGCACTAATTAGCTCAAATGCTTATCTGAGTATGGAAAATGCCACAGATAATGCGCAGTACATCTACAATTTCATGGTCCGAAATGGAGCGTCGCAGAACGCGGCGCTTGCCGTGCTGGGTAATATGTATGCAGAATCAACGTGCAATCCGGGAATATGGCAGAACCTCGACAGCAGCAGAACAGACCTGGGATTTGGACTGGTGCAGTGGACCCCGTCCACAAAATATACGAGCTGGGCCGCGGCCAAAGGATATGAAAGCAAGAACATCAATGGGCAGCTGCAGCGGATCCTCTACGAGAAAAACGCAGGGATCCAGTGGCAGAAAAGAACCACATCAATGTCATTCGCAGAATTCTGGAGTTCCGGAGCAAGCCTGGAAACGCTGGTAGAATTATTTGAACTCAATTATGAGCAGCACGCCGGAGCAGTACAGCCAAAAAGAAAAGAGTATGCGAATTATTGGAAAACGCATCTGACGTTGGATGATGATTCGGTGGAAAAAATTGAAAAGGCGATTGCCTGGATGCTGAATATCGCGGCGGATAACTCACATGGGTATGATCAGGGGTATCGGTGGGGGCCAGATTATGACTGCTCCTCATTCTGCATCACAGCGTGGCAGGAGGCCGGCGTGCCGGTGAAAACGTATGGAGCAAGCTACACCGGAGATATGCGAGCAGTATTCCTGCGCTGTGGCTTTTCGGATGTGATCGGGAGTGTAGACGTCTATTCCGGATCAGGTCTGAAACGCGGCGATGTGCTGCTGAGCGAGGGCTATCATGTTGCTACCTATATAGGCAATGGACAGATTGTACACGCATCTCAAAACGAATTCGGTGGAGCAGTGGGAGGACAGACCGGGGACCAGACGGGAACCGAAATCTGCACAAGAAGTTATTATTCCCACACACCGCCATGGGATCATGTATTGAGATATAAGCAGGGCGGCACAGAGGAGACACCAACACCAGAACCAACGGCAACAGTGTACCCGGTGCAGTGGATACCGGCATAGAGAGGAGACGAAAAAAATGGACATGACAATGTTTGAGTGGCCGACGAAAGCCAAAGTCGAAAGCACAGATTATGTAGCGATTTGCGACGCAGACGGAAATGAGAAAAAAATTGCCGTGGACGATTTGAAAAATATCCAGAAAGCAGAAACCACAGGGGAAACTGTGGAGGAGTGGCTGAAAACAAAACTGAAAAGCTATGCAGGATTTTCGGACGGATTCTACCCGGATCTGGGCGGATGGTCTGGAGGAACGGATGCATTCGGACTGATCACAAAAAAAGGAACAACAGTGCAGTATGTAGGTTTTATGGCGGACGGGAAAATTCGGATGGGATCTTACAACACACAGAACGAAGCCTACAAAATATATATGCACAGCGACGAGATGGCGAACCATCCGGTCGGATCTATATGGATCACAGAAACAGAAACTGCGGATCCGAACCAGATTTTCGGGGGAACATGGGAAAGATACGCCAAAGGGAGAACACTGATCGGCGTAGATGAAAATGATACAACCAAAAAATGGAACAAATCAGGAATCAAAGCAGGTGTGGCTGAAAACAATATTGACCACAAACATTATGAGACAAATGGAGCAGATGAAGGTCGAATGTATCAGATTTTTGGGGATAACGGAGGCCCATATGGATCTACGGTGCAGGCGAATATGACGGCAGCTTCATGGACTGCACAGACGTCAGTTGGAAATATCAGAGTAAATAAGGTATCTGCCATGACGGATCGTGCACAGGTGATCAATAATCTGCCGCCATATATCACAGTGTATATCTGGAAACGAACGGCGTAGGAGGAGAATCATGAGAGTACTTGAATTTTCTGTTATGGGTCAGCAGATCGAAAAGCGGGGGGATTTTTCCGGTCTGGTGGCGGGCAGTGAGCAGTATATGACAGCAAAATTTTATTTTGACCGGGAGTGGGCCGGAAAAGTAAAAGTGGCAGAGTTCCGCCGAATTGACTCGAAGATTGCAGAATGCTTTTCAGAAAAAATCACTGGAAACTGCTGCATAGTGAGAACCGAGGTGCTACACGGAAAGAAATGGTACGTGAACGTAGTAGGACTGGGAAAAGACGGAATGAAACTGTCAACAAACAGGGTAGAAGTGAAACAGGAGGAATGACATGAGCACAACAGACGAATTACTGGAAGAGATGCTGGAAGATGCGGAAGAGTACGCAACACCAGTCACGGACGATGATCTGCAGTTCTGGATTGACGAACATCTGAGAGTGATTTCTATCCCGAAAAACGGCGTAGTGGCTGGAGTTGAAGGAGATAAAAATGTAAATAAGATCAAATTCGGCATGAACCGGTACTACCACGGCTTCGATATGTCCACATTCTCCGGGAGAATTTTGTACTCAAACGCCAAAGGAAATAAAAATTACTACAACATCACAGATATGCAGGCAAGCGGGAGCACCATCACGTTTTCGTGGCTCGTAGACGCCGATGCCGTGCAGTACATGGGCAAAACCGCGTTCGTAGTCTACCTCTTCAAAATTCAGGGCTCGGAGCTGCGGCAGAAATTCTATTCAACGTTAGCGACACTGAAAGTATTGGAAGGACTGGAAGTAGATTCCGCTGTACCAGTCGAAAAACAGACGGACATCATCGAGCGGATGAAAGAGGAGATCAGCGCCTACGCAGAAGAAGTCAAGAAAAGTCTGCCTGCCGATTACACAGCGCTGACCGAAACTGTAGATAAAATCAAAAAATCTATGTCGGCAAAAGGTACAGGCGGCCTGTATACATGGAAAAGCAGAGACGATATTAGTAGTGAATTGAAATATGATGACTATGATAATGTTATATGGAATTTTAAGAGAACAGATGGAAACCTTGGAGCATGGGTAAGCCTTACGGATGCACAGAGTATTGTAAACAAAAAATATAAAGTGTCGATATACAATCCAAATAAGTTTTTTGTAACGGTAAATTTATATTTGACAAGAGACCATGGTAATTGGACTACGCCGAATTGGGCGAAATGGATTGCGACAGTTATGATACAGCCACAAGAACGGAAAACAGTTACAGTAGATGGAGCGCTTTATGCTGATATAACAGAAGCTTCAATAACAAACGTTGCATCATTAGCACTTCAGATTGTGTCAACTACAGATATTGGAGCAGAAACGCAATTAATATTTTGGAATTTTGAAGATACGACATATAATGGAAGAAATGTGCAACTGAATGCAGTAAATGCAGTAAATGCAGTAAATGCAGAAAATGCAGAAAATGCAGTAAATGCAGTAAATGCAGTAAATGCAGTAAATGCAGTAAATGCAGTAAATGCCGGAGCAATATACGTATCAGATGCAGAAAATGCCGTTGTCAGAAATGATGATGATAAAAAATTTACTGTGACAGCAGAAGATTATGGTTTTATTCATGTGCATAAAAACGAGGGCGAATATAGCACAAAATATCAAGGTATATACCTGAAGGTACCGTTTAAGAGCATAGAAGCATTGGATGGAATATGGACCTTCACAATTCAGGCCCAAAACGGAAGTCTGTATCCAAGTGATGGTGTGCACATCTTGCCGGAAGTTATGGACTGGGGAACTAATATTGGAATATTACATAGTGGCGACAATATGAAAACCATTTTTGAAAATTCTACAGCCAGTGAGTATGTTGATAAAGTGAAAAGAAATGGCTTTTTCTACATAAAATTTCTTGCTTATTCAGAAGATACGAAAGAAGTTGATTTTTCTGTACGATTGATTGCTGAAAGAAAAATAAAACCGTTAATATTAGCGCATACAGCAGAGACCGCGCATACAGCAGAGACCGCGCATACAGCAGAGACCGCAGGTTTTCGCTATCCGGATGAAAAAAGGGTTCATACATTCGTTTCGTATGGAGAATATTCTTCGTGGAAGCGGGATGGAGAAAAATATGTGCTTAGTATCGGAAAGTATGATACTTCATTGAGTCAAAAACAGGTTAATCATGTATGGGCGCTGGATATTAAGGAGTTATTTGGTAAAAAAACGAAAATTAGAGTACAAATTCATAATACCAATTATTCAGGAAATCTCTCGACATCATGGGTGTTCACTAACTTCCATATAAGCAAAAACCCGTATTCATGGGGAGTTAACAATATAAAAACATTAAGTGGGCTTGATGTTGGAGCAGTTGACAGTGAAATAGAAATTGACTTGGATGATCTTGAAATCGACAGCAGCACATATGATTCAATATATTTTCTAATGGCAGCGTTTGACTACCATACTACGGAATATGCATATAATCCTGCAACAACAATTACCATAACACCGTATATTATTGACCAAAATAACAAAGTAATAGCAACGGACATGGATGGATTCAACACATCCGATTATTACACTAAGTCGGAAGTTGATGAAAAATTGGGAACCAGCGGAAAGTATATAACTTGCTGGGGGGATTCGCTTACGGCTGGAGGAGGATGGACAACAACACTTGGAAATCTTGCCGGCATGACAGTGTATAATGGAGGTACAGGTGGTGAATCAGCCAGAACTATAGTGGCAAGGCAGGGAGCGGATGTCATGGAAGTGGATAATCTGACTATTCCTGCAGATACAACAGCTGTTACGATTGCAACAATGGCGTCAGATGGTGGAATAAAAACACAGGAAGGCTACAAAGTAACGCCGTTACTTCAGGGAGGTGCACATGTGAATCCATGCTATGTGGGAAATATTAAAGGTACGATGAGATGGACAGGTTCCTCGTACGCAGACAGAACAGGAACGTGGACATGGACAAGATCTGAAGCAGGAGAGAGCGTTGTCATTGATAGGCCTACAGCTATCCGTACAGACTTTGATATACACAGAAATGCGCCACATCTTGCGATTATTTATATCGGTCAGAATGGTGGATATAATGATCTGGATGATCTGGTAAGGCAGCACCGACTTATGATCGAGCACGCGAATGCGAAGCATACAATCATATTGGGATTTTCGAGCGGAACCGCTGCAGGAAGATCAGCGTATGAAAGCCGCATGAAAAAAGAATTTGGAAGATATTTTGTGAGCCTGCGCGAATATCTTGCACATCCAATCTACAATGGGACAGAAATGGTATCTTGTTGGGGTTTGGCTGATCAGGGGCTGGAACCTGGTACAAAAGAATATAATGGAACAACTTATGATGCTTTGACTGAAATAGCATCAGGAACAGTACCACATCAGATTTTGGCAGATTCGGTACATTACACAAATGGAACGAAAACGGTGATCGGAAATATGTTATACAAGAAATGTTGCGAGTTGAATATTTTTTGAGAAATCCTTATCTTGCGACAAGAAATGATGATAACCCAGCCTTATTTGTTTCAGAACGCGCTCCTCACGGCCGGCTGAAGAAGCCGGCGATTGAGAAAAGGGTGCGGCAGTTGGGAGAGATGTCTAAAATCGGGCGGAGAGTGTATCCGCATCTGATCAGACACACGACTGCGACAGATGGATTGGATCGAGGAATGCCAATCGAAGAGGTACAGCAGTTTCTCGGGCACGTAAATATTAACACCACCATGGTCTATGCTCAGGTATCAAGAGCCAATTTAAAGCGGGACCACAGACGGTACATTGTATGAGAGCGGATTTCCGCTCTCATTTTTTGAAGGAGAAAACATGACTGAGATTAGAGCAGGGCCCGCGCGGAGGTCCTATTTTTGCCAATAAAATAAGAAGAGAAGGAGAAAAAATCATGAAAATTATTGACTCTTATAACGCTATAGTAGGCAGCGTGGTAGCGGTGCTGTCGTATCTGCTGGGGCCGCACTGGATCCTGTTTGCACTTTTCCTCGGCCTGAATGTGGCAGACTGGCTCACGGGCTGGATGAAAAGTAGAATCGCCCACAAGGAGAGTTCCAGCGCGGGCTGGAAAGGGGTACTCAAGAAACTCGGGTACTGGCTTATGATTGTAGTAGCATTTGGAGCGAGCACGGCTTTTGTTGAAATTGGCAATACAATCGGGATTGACCTCAAAATCACAACACTGTTGGGGTGGTTTGTCTTAGCGTCACTGCTGGTGAACGAAATCCGGTCGATTATTGAGAATTTTGTGGAAGCCGGATTTAATGTGCCAATAGTCCTGACTAAGGGACTGGAAGTCGCGGACAAAGCAATCAACCAGGAGCAGGAAAAGAAATCAGAGTGAGGGCGGCCAACAACCGTCCTCTTTTGCGCCGGCGCAATTCCGGCAGAAAAAGCGAACATGAAAATTGATAGGTCATACATGTGCGCAATGAACAAATTACCATAGACGTACATAAAAAGCCCACACGGGGCTATACGAGGCTCTGACGGGCGAATAACAGGAGGTTAGAAAGATGGAAGTATTAAAATTTCTGGAACAGATCCCGTTGCCGATTCTGGTGGTGGCACTTGTGATCCTGGTTGCGATCACAGTAGTGATGGCATATCAGTATGCAAAGATGCGCGGCATGGACGGCATCCAGGGGGATGTATACCAGTTGATCCTGAAAGCCGAAACTCAAGTGGGTTGTAAGCCAGGCACACGGACTCTTACCAAAGTGGATGCGGGTTTTTGTAACAGAAGAAATGATGATGAAGGTAATTGATGAATGGTTCAAAGGCGTGAAAGACCTGCTGGACGACGGGAGGGTAAACGGATCCCAGCAGTAGTTATAAAGAAGGTCAAAGAGCGGGTATGATGCCCGCTCTTTTGCTGTGAAAGGAGAACGTCGTGGCAATTTCACGAAATATGAATACGGACGCGGCATATAACTGCCTGATCGCTGCCGGGGCATCAGTTTACGGAGCTTGCGGAGTGATGGGAAATATCTTTGCAGAATCGGGGTTCAATCCCCGTAATCTGGAAGACCTGTGCGAGGAACGCCTGGGGTATAAGTACACAGACGATACCTATACCGAGGCGGTAGACAGCGGAGAGATCTCTCGGGAGTTGTTTCTGCATCCGATGGGAGACAGCCGCCAGTATGGCTATGGCCTGTGCCAGTGGACAAGTGCTGGCCGAAAAGCTGGATTGTATGATCTGGCGAAAAAGAAAGGGGTTTCGATCGGAGACCCGACAATGCAGATTGAGTACATGATTTCGGAACTGCAGAGCAAGTACCGAGGCGTTTTCTATGCACTCAAGAACGCGCAGACAGTGCAGGAAGCGTCAGATATATTCTTGACGAAGTTTGAGCAACCCCTAGACACTGGATCCGGGGTAAAAAGCAAACGAGCCTTTTATGGCGAACAGTATTACATGCTCTATCAGGGCGAAAACGAGAAGGAGGAAAAACCTATGAGCTTAATTTCTAACAGCGGACACGATGAAAACGGCAGATATTCCGGCGGCAGAGCTGGAGATCAGACAGGAACCGAATGGGCACTGATTCCGTGGTATTCCCGTCCATGGAAGTGTGTGTTAAGATACCCGAACTCAGCAGTCCGCGCGAAAATCGCAGAACTTGCTGTGAAAGCCGCGAAAAACGATCTGGTTGGTTATGATCAGAGCCAGCGAGACACCTATTGGCAGCATCTCAAAGCCAGCAACTACGATCCATCACAGATCACGGTTGCTTGCGAAGCTGATTGCTCTGCAGGAGTCATCGCCAATGTCAGAGCGGTCGGTTACCTGCTTGATATTGATGCCCTGAAAAATCTGAAAGCCACCTATACCGGAGACATGCGGAAAGCATTCAAGGCAGCGGGATTCCTGGTTCTGACTGAGAGCAAATACCTGAATGGCCCGGACTACCTGTTAGAGGGAGATGTCCTGCTGAACGATGGAGCCCACACAGCCACCAACGTCGAAAATGGCAGATATTCTGGCGGAACATCCGGGATGAATACAAATACCGGATCCGGCAGCAACAATGCCAGAAACAACGTTTCTGATGGTCAGAAATGGCTCAACAGCAACTATGGGGACAAGATCCTGAAGTATTGTGGAGCCGAACTGCGCGTGGACGGAGACTACGGCGATAAGTCCAGATGGGCTGCCCTGGCGGTTTGGAAAGACTTGATGAACCGGAGATACGGCACGAAGCTGGATCCGACCAACAAGAACTTTTTCGAATCATGCAAAAAAGTTGCTTCGAAAGCCACCGTCAGCCATGGAACTCAGGGAACCTTTACCTTCCTGGTTCAGTTCACCCTCTGTCTCTTATACACATCTGACGCTGCCGACGATATGCAGTGTGTAGATC